GACATTTACAGAGTTATTGCAGGACATAGTTATTATCATGGCGACCGTATCCTTGCGGCATTGACCTGTATTGCAGAAGGAAAAAAAGTGAACCCTGTGCGTCCTTCCGACGTGGCCCCGGTGGTGCATGGACTATGGGAAAAAGAGCCATCATCTTTTTGGAGGTGGACGCCGTCTGGTGCGGTAGCGGTTGCGAGGGCTACTTACAGATGCGGTCTCTGTGGGCGGGGAACCGCCGTAAAATCTAACTATTGCCCCAACTGCGGGGCAAAGATGGACGGAGGTGCTACTGATGACGCTTAGAGAAAAACTGATGCACTATGCAAATGACCTTGGCGACGTTGATTTGAAGAAAGAAGCCATTGCAACTATCGAACATATCGCACAATACATGGACGAGGATGAACTACTGCATCATAGTCGGCCCCTTGCTATTGCCTATCTTGCACTAACGGAAGATGATTCTGTACCGGTGGTGCGGTGCAAGGACTGCAAGCACCTCGTCGCGGTCAACGTCAAGGGGAAAGGAATTCCCACCTGTCGAATGAGCGGCATGGAGGTCGCACCAGCCGAATTTTGCAGCCGCGGAGAGAAAGGACGGAGGTGCTGAATGAAGCTGAAAGACTGGCTGATGATAACCTTCTGGACGCTGGTTATAGCCACTGGCGTTGCGTTTATCGTGTTTTATTTCAAAAGCATTTTGACCGCAGACATTCCCCTGTGACTGAAACTGTACTTGTTGGGGGGAAAGTAAAATGGATGAGTACATCGAGAAACAAAAAGCAGTCGATCTGCTGATCGAGTTAGAGAAAGAATTTCAGCAGCTTAAGCCATTCAACGGCTTTGAACACGCAATGTATCGCAAGCTGTGTGAAGCTAAAATTGCTATTGAAAAGCTGCCTGCCGCCGACGTGGTTCCGGGGGTACATGGACGGTGGGTGCATGATGGCCCCTGGTTTGGTGGAGACACCGATTGGTACTATTGTAGCTCGTGCGGATGCTCGGAGAGTGGAGTGTATGCAGCTAAGCCGTACTGCTCAAATTGCGGGGCCAAGATGGACGGTAAGGAGGCCACCAATGGCTAAGACATCAGGGATGCAGGCGTATGCGGAGCGGTACGCCGAGGCAAAGGCGCAGGCGGCGCAGATGCTTGTCTGCCAATATATGCAGGACACGCCCCAACTGGCGCTGCACCAGACGGAGGGCTGGGGATATGAGCGGATCGTGCGGCTGTGCGACGCATGGCAACACATCCGGGACGAGTACAGACCGGCTATCAATCCCAGCGACCCGGCAGCGGACGTGATGCAGGAGCACATGGACCGGGTGATGGCGCAAATTATCAGCGGCAAGCAGGAGCTTATACCGTTTGCGGAGCGCTATCCGGAGCTTAAAAAAGTGAAATATGGGAGGTAAAATATGGAACCTGATGAAATGAGCGAAACCATAACAGAGATCGGTATTGTCCCGTATTTGGGACTGCCAGAGTGCAAAAACTGCCAAAATCGAATTTCGGAGGTTATTGAACAGCGAATCCACACCAACACTGGAGAGGTAGTCTTTGATACGCATTTACAATGCAAAAAACTCCCGTTTTGCAAAAATATAAAAGAACACTGGATGGCCCAAACAAAAAATCAAATTATCAACGGTGACGGCAAAAAGCCGATTGGGATAAGCCGTGCCGAGGCGCTTGCCAATGGGTAAGTTTTTGGATTTGGCCGTGGTTATGTTCCATGTGGCGTGTGCAATATATGCGGCATTTTCAAGTGACACGGCGCTGACGGTGTTTTTCTGCGGGATGCTGGTGACGTATGAGCTTATAGGTATTGAGCAAAAACTGAATAATTTATTGGACCATTTCCGACAAAGGAGTGAGCAATCTAAATGGGAAAACGAAAGGATGAGATAAATTGCTATGATACAGCCGAGCAAATAAAGGCCTGCCTTGAATGCAAAAAAGCGGAGTGCACAGATTGCATTTTTGCGCAAAAACATTATGATGCAGAAAGAAAGCGATTAGAAAAAAGAAAGTTAAAAAAAGCGGCTGATAAAGCGGGAAAACAGCAAATATAGGTTTGCGAATGTGCAAATAAATATGAGAAAATGGAGATGTAGGGGAAGCCACCAACCTACACCTCCATTTTTTCATCCTTTCCTCCTGACCCCGGCTGAACGCCGGGGACTATATGCCGCACGCTTGATGCACCCCACTAATCAGGGGCGGCGGGCCGCACCCGCCATGCGACAGGACCCCTCGCACCTCTCAACGATGTGGCCCAGAGGGGACATTTGCAGACGTAGCTTAACCGGTAAAGCGTTGCGGCCGCATTACAACAATGCTTGGGTATGCAGGTTCAAGCCCTGCCGTTTGCACCAAAACGGAAAGCCGCTGCCGAAAGTGCGGCTGCGTACCATGGCTGGTTCGCGTGAGCATGGGATGAGCGATTAAATCAGGCCAAATCGGCGGCTTCACCGGGCGAGCCTGAGCCAGCAAGTGTGTGCCCATTAGGGCGGGTAAAGTCTGCTATGTAAGGCCAAGGGGCGGGGGCTGGTAGCAAAATTGAAAGGAAGTGAGCGTATGGCTGGCGGAGCGCCAAGAAAATGGAAAAGCGTAAAAGCAATGCAAGAAGCTATTGACGCTTACTTTAAAAGTTGCGAAGGAGAATTGTTTATTGGACCCGATGGCGATGTTGTAAGAGACAAGTACGGTGCGCCAATTATCATCAATGCGAAACCACCAACAATAACAGGGCTTGCATTGGCGCTTGGCTTCACAGGGAGACAAGCACTGTTAGATTATCAAGCAAGGCCGGAGTTCGCGGACACGGTTACGCGCGCGAAGTCCCGCTGTGAAGAATACGCCGAAAGAAGACTATATGACAAAGACGGTGCAAACGGAGCTAAATTTTCTCTCGGTTGTAATTTTGGCTGGCGTGAAGTAAGTGAGACAAAAATCAGCGCTGACCCCGTAAAGATAGTTATTGATGTCTGAAATCCGTCTGTCAGAAAAGATAGGCCCTGCGTTTTATGACGTAGCGCGGGACGTTTTTCAACATGGCCATACACATTACGATGAAAGCGGGGGGCGTGGGTCCCTCAAATCCTCGTTTGTGTCAATCATTGTGCCGCTGCTGTTAATACGCAATCCCGGCACTCATGCGCTGGTGCTGCGTAAGGTGGCAAATACAATCCGTGACAGTGTGTACGCGCAATATATGTGGGCCATTGGCGAATTAGGTATGGCTGCATTTTGGGAAGCGAAAGTTTCCCCTATGGAGCTAATATATAAGCCTACCGGGCAAAAGATTATGTTTCGGGGCGCTGATGACCCCATGAAGATAAAATCTATCAAAGTGCCGTTTGGCTATATCGCCGTAACACACTTTGAGGAAAAAGACCAGTTTGCGGGTCGGGCGGAGATACGTACTATCTTGCAGTCCACCATGCGCGGCGGCTCGAAATACTGGAACTTTGAAAGCTATAACCCGCCGATCAGCCGCGATAATTGGGCCAACAAAGACAGTTTGGAGGAACGCGCTGACCGTCTGTGCCACAAATCAACGTATCTGCAAGCACCGCCTGAATGGCTGGGGCAGCAGTTTCTTGATGAGGCCGAATATCTCAAAAAGACGGATGAACGGGCGTATCAGCATGAATATCTTGGCATTCCGGTCGGCACTGGCGGCAATGTGTTTGAAAACCTCGAATTGCGGGAAATCACTGACAATGAAATTTCGCATTTTGACCGCATTTATCAGGGTGTTGACTGGGGCTGGTATCCTGACCCCTTTGCTTTTATCCGGCTGCATTATAACAGCGCACGCGAAACGATTTTTTTGATTGACGAAATATATCAAAACAAACTCACAAACGAAGCAAGCGGAAGTATGATTAAAAGTCGCAATTATATGGACGCATATATCACTTGTGACAGTGCGGAGCCAAAAAGCACAGCAGATTACCGCGCAATGGGGTTGCCAGCAAAAGAGGCCGTTAAAGGACCCGGTTCCGTTGACTACGGGATGAAGTGGTTGCAGCGGCGGAAAATCGTTATTGACCGCAAGCGAACGCCAAACGCATATAACGAATTTGTAAATTACGAATACGAGCGAAACAAAGACGGGGACATCATAAGCGGCTATCCTGATGCAAATAACCATTTGATTGATGCCACACGATACGCTTTGGAGCGTATTTCCCGTCGGATGGGAGTTATCGCATGAGCAATGCAATCATTCAAAAGTTAAATCAGTTGGGCTATGCTACAATCCCCGAAGCGTTTTATAGCAAGGTAGCGGAGTGGAAAAGCTGGTATCAGGGAAATGTGAAAGGCTTCCATAATTACCGTGTCCGCAACGGTGAGAGCATGGTAAACTGCAAGCGCTATTCCCTTGGCATGGGGAAAAAGTTATGCGAGGATTGGGCCAATCTGCTCATGAATGAGAAAGTCCAGATCACGCTTGAAGGGCAGAAAGAGCAGGCGTTTATTGACCGCGTTTTGGAGGAAAACAATTTTACCGTTAAAGCTAACGAAATGCAGGAAATGAAGTCTGCGCTTGGCACAGTGGCGTATATCCCCCGTGTTGTGGGGCAAGAGGTCAACGAAAGCGGCGAAATCGTCCCCGGCAATGTTTCCGGTATTGTGCTGGACTATGTAACGATTGAAAACATTTACCCGTTGGCATGGCAGAACGGCTATATCAGCGAGTGCGCCTTTTCTTCCGTGGTAACGAGAGGCGGTCATGATTATTTGTACCTGCAAATCCACCACAAAGAGGATAACGGCGAATACGTTATCGAAAACCGCATTTATCGGTATGATAATGAACAGCTTGCGGATGAAACCTTGACCAATGTTAAAGGATTTGAGCGCATTCCGCCTGTTGTGCATACCGGCAGTGACAAGCGGCAGTTTGTAATTGACCGACCGAATATCGCCAACAACTACGATTACTTACTCCCAACCGGCATTTCTGTCTATGCTAATGCTATTGATGTCTTGCAGGGCGTGGATATTGCTTATGATAGCTACGTCAATGAGTTCAAGCTCGGGAAAAAGCGAATCATGGTAAAGCCGTCTGCAGCAAAGTACCTTGACGGAGAGCCTGTGTTTGACCCCGGTGATGTGGCGTTTTATGTGCTGCCTGAAGATGTATCGGACGGAGCTGTTATAACGCCGATTGATATGACGCTGCGGACAGCAGAGCATAACACCGGCATTCAGGACCAGCTTAATATCCTGTCCAGCAAGTGCGGTTTTGGAGAAACGTATTACAGATTTGGCGGCGGCAGCGTAGCAACGGCAACGCAAGTCATTAGCGAGAACAGCACCATGTTCCGCACTATCAAAAAACACGAAATTGTGTTGGAGCAGGCACTAACGGAACTGTGCCGCACGTTGCTGAGGTTAGGCAACACGGCCGTGAACGCCGGGCTTGATGAAAACGTTGAAATTAGCATTGATTTTGATGATAGCATCATCGAAGATAAAGCGACCGACTTTTCCCGTGATATGCAGCTTTTACAAGCAGGTATCATGAACGATTGGGAATTTAGAGCCAAATGGATGAATGAGGACGAGGCGACCGCAAAGGCTGCGCTGCCGAAGATGCAGGACATGACAACCGAAGGACAACAGGAGGTAGAGTAATGGGCGGCAGAGGCGGAGCTGGTGGCGGCATTGGAGCCGGAGAATTTGGGCGTGGGCGCGGTATGAGCCTTGCGCGGTTTTTGTCACAGCAGGATATTAACCGAGCAAACGCTGCGTCTGTCACTGATATGGGCGATATTATCAGGCGCACATTTGAGCGCAACGCTGCTGAAATCAATGGGCTTGAGCTGTCGGACGCTGAAAAGAAAGACGCCGTAAAGCAGATGGCAACTCTCGCAACAACGGCACTAAAAACGGCGGCAGGAGCAGTCAATCCTTATGCAAGCGGGCCTGCGCGCCTGACAACGGCGCAGAAAACAGGAAGCGCCGCAGACAGAGCTGCAAGAGCGCGCGGTGAAATGGATAGCTACATGCGGAAATTGCGTGACCAGTCCAGTAAAAACCGCAAAGCAGCAGAAAACAAGGCGTTTTCCAATGCCTTTGTAACAGCGCAAAAGTCCGGTGCGTTGGAAGTTACGGTAAACGGCAAGAAATACCGCAGAACTAACAAGCGCAGCGGTACATGGCGTCCGGTATGATTAACTTTGAAAATCTCGACAAGTTCACATTCCCCGGCGTTGGAAAGTACGACATTCCGCAGATCGAGCCGGTCAAGGCATATCCGCATGGCGAATTTATCCCTGTGAATTACCATTACACAGCAAAAGACCAGGCAAGCAAAATCGTTCATTTCTTTGTGGACGATTACCAATTCATTCGATATTGGAACACGCCGGACAAGTACATTCCGAAACTGTTGCAGTTTGCGGCGGTGTGTGCGCCGGACTTCTCCACATACACGGATATGCCGCTGGCGATGCAGATATACAACCATTACCGCAAGCATTGGTTGGCGGCATACTGGCAAATGCACGGCATGACGGTTTATCCAACGATTTCATGGAGCGACGAGCATAGCTATGATTGGTGCTTTGACGGTGAGCCTGTCGGTGGTGTGGTGGCTGTCAGCTCGGTAGGCACACAGCAAAACAAGGAAAGCAAACGCCTGTTTCTGCGCGGCTACGAAGAAATGATGAAACGGCTATCCCCGGAATGGGTGATATTTTACGGCAAAGTGCCGGAAGAATGTGACTGGAACGTGATACGGGTAAAACCGCATTACGACGATATTGTGAAACGGAGGAAAGCGAAATGGGCGGAAGGGGCGGAAGCGGGAGCTTTGGTTTTGCATCAATAAATGCTACCCGATTGAAAATTGCCAACCTCAAAAAAGAACAGCTTTTCATTTTCTCTCCATCGGGCGATTTGCTCTATAAGGAGCAAGGAACAGCTCAACATACGGGATACGGAGATGCCGACTATAAAGGGAATATTGTTTTACACAACCACCCGGAGGGTGTTCTCCCTGTCCCGTCCCTGAAAGATATTGAAACGTGGCAAAAATCAGGAGCAAAAGCAATCATAATTGAAAGCCGGGATGCAACGTTTACATTATCAGGGCCTCACAACAAGGGATTTTATGAAACACTCGCATATAATCACAACGCCGTGCGCCGCGCCGTAAGGGAAGCGGCAAGTAAGGTATCGGCCGATTATAAGTCGGGAAAGTATAAAAGCGTGCAGGAAGCCAGAGAAGCAAGCAGAAGAGCACAAACGGAAGCGACAAATAACGCATACGCCAAGTTTGCAAAGGCTGCTGGCGTTAGGTATTCCTTTAAGTGGAAGAAAAAGTCATGAAAAAGTCATGAAAAATTATCCTTTTACTCCTGAGCTACTGGATGCGCTCCCCGAAGAGCTGGCTGAGCTGTTTCGCGGCCTTGAAGATACCTTACTGGCGGAGATACTCTCCCGGCTGAAACTGCGGGATGAGTTAAACGAGGTCACGGTGCAGGACATTCGGGCGCTACGGTCCCACGGCATCGACCTTAAGGAAATCAAGAAAGCAATCCACGAGACTTCCGGCATCAGCAAAACGAAGCTGGACAAGCTGCTGGGCGATGTGGTCGCAAGGAACCAACAGTATTACACCGATATGATTGACCTTGCGCATATCACCCAGCCTGAAACACTGGTTGACGCTGCGGAAGTGGCGGCGATTAGGACGCAGACACTTGATACATTCCACAATTTAACCGCTTCTATGGGCTTTCTGGTGGACGCTGGGCAGACAATGCTTCCTCCCGCTAAAGCTTATCAGTGGGCTTTAGATAACGCTGTCATGCAGATTGAGAGCGGCGCAATCAACTACAATCAGGCCATAGCAAACGCTGTTAGACAGCTTGCAGAGAGCGGGATAAAGGTAGTCGATTACGAAAGCGGAGCGCGCAGCAACATTGATACAGCCGTTCGCAGGGCCGTGATGACGGGGGTAAACCAGCTCAACCGTGAATATTCCCGCCAGTCAATGGACTTTTTGCAAACTGACCTCGTTTTAGTTTCGGCTCACGCGGGCGCACGAGACATTGACGGGCCGAAAGGGTTTGAAAACCACAAGAAATTTCAAGGTAAAATTTATCGCTGGGCGGAGTTTACAAAGAAATATCCCAATGCCTCAAAGAAAGAATACCCGGACTTTGAAAAATCGTGCGGCATTGGCGATGTGCAGGGTATTTTAGGTGCAAACTGCCGGCACACATGGGCTCCGTTTGTGGAAGATGTTATGGAGCCGACATACACGGAAGAACAGCTTGCTCATATTGATGATGGACTGGGCTGTACGTTTGACGGAAAGACATACACGGCATACGAGGCCACTCAGATGCAGCGCCGTGTAGAACGCCAAATTATCAAGCAGAAACGGCTTGTAAAGGCATACAAAGCAAGCGGGCAAGAAGATGCACGTATCACAGCAAACGCCAAATTGCGCCGCCTGAACGCCAAATACAAGGCATTTAGCAAGGCCGCTGGTTTGCCGGAACAACAGGAAAGGACAAAGGTTCAGTATGATTGATGACAAGCTAAAAGCCGCAATCGAAAAGGCCCTCTCTGCCGGTTGCCGGGTACAGCTAAAGCAGATGAAAGACGGAAATGTAAAGGCACAAATTATTGAAGCGAAAGACATAAAAAAGCAGAATTAGCCTTACTTTTTGCCCTTGATATGGTAAAATAATAGCAAGTAAATATTACCCACAGCGCAATAGAGCGCGTGGAAGTGGCACGATGAGCCAACTACTGAGATTTTCTCGGTGGTTGGCTCTTTTATTTTGCCAAAACTTGCCGAGAGGCGTTAAACCGCTGGGCGACGGCCCAGAAAATAAACGGAGGTAAAAAGCATGAGCGAACCTACCCCTAATCCAAATCCAAACCCGGTTCCCGCGCCGGAGACTCCTCCTGCAAAGACCTTCACGCAGGAAGAAGTGGACGCCATGATTGGCAAACGGCTTGCAAAAGCAATGAAGGGCATTCCCAGCGAGGAAGAAATCACCGCATACCGCACATGGAAAGACAGCAAGCAGACCGAGCAAGAGCGTCAGGCGAAACGCGACAAAGAGTTTGCGGATAACAAAGCCGCCCTCACTGCCGCGCAGGCTGAAATCGAGCAGATGAAGCGCGACAAGTACGTTTTGAGCAAGGGCCTGACTGGCGATGATGCGGAGTTTATCGCATTTAAGGCGCTGAAGATGGTGGATGACAAAACCACCTTTGAACAGGCCGTGGATAAGCTCACAGAAAACCGCCAAAAGGTCAAGTTTGATTGGTCTGCCCCGGCAGGTGGCGGTGAAAAGAAATCTGACACAAATGCCGCAATGAATAGCCTCATTCGCGGCGCACTGAAGTAAAAAGGAGAGTTACAAATGGCAAGTTTGGACCGTACCGCACTTTCCGGCCTTATCCCGGAACCCGTAACCCGTGAAATCATGCAGGGCGCTATCGCTGAGTCTGCTGTTTTGCGGATGGGCCGCAGATTGGCAAATATGTCCAGCAAAACGCAGACCATCAATGTGCTTGATGCTCTGCCCTCTGCGTACTTTGTCAATGGCGAAGCCACCGACAGCGGCGCAAATGATGCGTTTAAGCAGACCACAAAAATGGCGTGGGACAAGAAGAAGCTGTACGCCGAGGAAATCGCCGTTATCGTCCCCATCCCCGAAGCGGCGCTCGATGATGCTGATTATGACATCTGGGGCGAAGTTAAGCCCCGTCTGACTGAGGCGTTCGGCAAGGTCATTGACGCGGCTATCCTGTTTGGCACCAATAAGCCCAGCACGTGGCGCACCGGCGTTGTGCCTGCTGCGGTTGCTGCTGGTAATGGCGTCCCCATTAGCTCCGATGTTTATAGCGACATCATGGGCGAGGGCGGCCTGATTGCCAAGGTTGAGCTGGACGGATTTAACCCTAATGGCGTTATGTCCGCTATTCAGATGCGCGGCAAGCTGCGCGGCCTGAAGGACACCACAGGCCAGCCCATCTTCAAGTCCGATATGCAGGGCGCTACCCGATACGGTCTTGATGGCATGGATATGTACTTCCCCATGAATGGCGCATTTGACCCCACGCAGGCGCAAATGATTGTCGGCGATTGGAGCCAGCTTGTTTATGCCATTCGGCAGGACATGACTTTCAAGATTTTCTCTGAGGGCGTTATTCAGGACCCGACTACCAAGGCCATTACCTACAACCTCATGCAGAACGATATGGTCGCGCTGCGTGCCGTTATGCGTCTTGGCTGGGAGATTGCAAATCCCATCAACGCTTACAACGCCGACAAGGCCAATCCGTTCCCCTTCTCCGTTTACGGCAAGGGCGGCGACATTTCCACCGTGACTGTTACCCCTGCCACGGCAACGCTTGCAAAGGGCGAGACTCAGGCGTTTAAAGCGGCTGTTACCGGTGAGGGCATTATCAACGGTGAGGTTGAGTGGAGCCAAAATGGCGCGAAATCCACCATTACGGAAGATGGCGTGTTGACTGTTGACGCTGCCGAGACCAAGACCAGCATCACCGTTACTGCCAAGTCTAAGCAGGACGGAACTAAGACCGGCACCGCAACCGTTACGGTTTCCGGCTGATAAAAGGAGCTGACTCGTATGACATACGCTGATTACGGATATTACTTCGGAACCTATATGGGGGCTGTGAGTGAGAAAGATTTTCCGCGTCTTGTTGTGCGGGCCAGCTCCTTTCTCGATTACTACACGCAAAACCGGGCGAAAGATAACGCCGACATGGATGAGGTCAAGATGTGCTGCTGTGCGCTGGTTGACAAATACGCGGTCATTGAAAAAGCAAACGAGCTTGCGAACAAGCGCCTTTCGGATGCGGCGGCAACGGACGCGGAGGTTAAAAGCGAAACGGTAGGCAGCTATTCTCGCACTCTTTCCACAGGCGGTGAAAGCGCCCTATCGGCTTTGACCACCACGGACAGCGCAAGAAAGCTGCTGGCGGAAACGTGCAATGAATATCTTTCCTATACCGGCTTGCTGTACAGAGGAGGTTGCAGATGTACACCCCCCACACTGTAACGATTTACAACCCGGTTAAGGAGACTGACCCGACAACGTTTAAGGACGTCGAAAAGCTATACGTGACCATTCTCAGGGGCGTCATGCTGCAAGCGTCTAAGGCGGTTAATGTGCGGGAAAGCGGCTTGGAGGGTGCGGATGCGGTTGACCTGTACATCCCGTTTTCCGTGGAAGCTGTAGATGGATTTACCGGCAAGCCAAAGACTTACGCAGGCCCGCAAGCGTTTTACAGTGCCGAAGATAAAACAGGACTGTGGACGCTTTCGATTGACGGGAATGGCGGAACAACCTTTTTCGTGAAAGGGGAATTTGTCAGTGACAAGGAAGATATCGCATTGTCACAGGACGATTGCTACACGGTCACAAAGGTTGACATGAAAGACTTTGGCAGCGCGAATATGCAGCATTGGCAAGTTGGGGGCGTCTGATATGGCCATCAAATTTGACGTTCAGATTAACGGAATAGACGCCATGGGAAAGGCTGTTGCAGAGAGTTGCAGCCGCGCAGAACACATATTGGCTGTACAAGTAGAAAAAGACACAGCCCCGTTTGTACCCATGCTAACCGGGTCTTTAAGGGCACGTACAAGTGTCACGGGGAATGAAATCATTTATCCCGGTCCGGATGCCCGGTATTTGTACTACGGCAAACTTTATGTTGACCCGCTAACGAAAAGCTCATTTGCGCGGAAAGGTGTCACAAAAGTTCCGGCAGTCCCGGAAAAAGATTTGATTTTCCACAGACCCGGCACGTGCTCTCACTGGTTTGAAGTATCTAAAGCGCAAAACATTGGAAAGTGGCTGCGTGTAGCAAAAAAGGCGGTGGAACGTGAGCTTAAATAACAAACCCGTAACGCTGGCATCAAGCAGCGAAAAGGCAGACCTTGACCGCTTAATGATGATTTGGGCCAATCAATTCCCCGATTTGCCGGACGATATTGTGCTTATCAAGTACGAGTATTTTGCGGCAAAGACGGTTGGAATGGCCCTTTCTTCTGTGCAAGGCGCGACCATCACAAAAAAGTACATTTGCGGCGGCTATCAGGCCGAATACTCCTTTGAAATCCATTACCAGATTTCGCCGCCCGGAACCAGTGATGATAAGCGCCTGCAAGCGGTCGAGCTGCTAAACAAATTTGCAGATTGGGCGCAAACACAGCGCCCGGACATTGGCGAAAACAGGCGGGCAATCCGCATTGAAGCATCGGCGTTTGCGTCATATTTGGGCGCAACGTCCGACCAATACGAGGACTACTATGTGCCTCTAAAACTGACATACGAGGTGAATGTTTAAATGGCAGCAAAATATACAATCAAGGGCAATACCGGTGAGAGCGCAGCCCGTGACTTAATGATTGCGTATCTGAACACCGGCACGAGTTCCGCCCCTGTGTGGTCTCCTATGGGCCGTACAGTCGAAGACAGCTCCGTGGAATATGACTATTCTCAGGAGACCAAAACGGACATTTTGGGCGAGACCCATGTAACCGCAAAGACCCCCACCGCAACGCAGACGTTTTCCGGCAATAACCTGATTGCCGGTGATGCGGTCCTGAACCATATCCTTGATATGGCAATCGTGCGGCGCAGCATCTCCGAAGCGCTCAATCAGGACATCCTTATTGCACACTTGTATCTGACAGACACGGAGGGCAAGCCTTTTGCGGAGCGCTGGAAATCTTCTTCCGTGCTGCTGACCACCAACGGCGGCGCTGGCGGCGATATGCTGGCAAGTGATATTGAGGTCACATACGGCGGCGAGCGTGAGACCGGCACCATCAGCAAGGGCAGCGGCGGCGCAATCGAGTTTACGGCTGATACCTAAAAACAAAAGGGGCGGGCAAAGACCCGCCCCAATTTGGAGGAACTATGAAAGACCTTATTGTTGATACTGGCTTAGTTACTTACAACATCAACGGGAGCTGCCAGTTTTCGTTTAACCCGACCGACAGCGGCTTTGTGGAAAAGCTGTTTAACGCTTTCGATACCCTCGATAAGAAACAGGACGCATATAAGGCAGAGGTTGAAAAGACCGCCAATAAGCGGGAAGTGTTTGAAACGGCCCGCAAAATGGATGAGGAAATGCGCGACATCATCAATGACGTGTTCGGCTTTGATATCTGCACGGCCCTGTTTGGCGAAATGAACGTGTACGCGCTGGCGGACGGTCTGCCGGCGTGGGCGAACCTGATGCTCTCTATCATGGATGAAGTGGACACCACCTTTGCCCGCGAAAGCAAAGCAACCAATCCCCGCATTAGCAAGTACACTAAGAAGTATCACAAATGATTTTCGACCTGCCGACCTCTGTAGAGGTCAACGGAACGGAATACGAAATCCGCTCAGATTATCGGGACATCCTGACAATCTTTGAGGCCCTTTCTGACCCGAATTTGACGGAGCAGGACAAGGCTGAAGCAATGCTTGACATTTTTTACCCGGCCTTTTCAGAAATGCCGCAGAGCGATTATGAAGAAGCCATAAGGCAGTGCGTTAAGTTCATGAACTGCGGAGAAGAACAGCTGGCAGAGAAACGCGGGCCTAAGCTAATGGACTGGCATCAGGATTTCCCGTTGATTGTCGCGCCCATTAACCGGGTGCTAAACAAGGAAGTCCGCGCCGAAAAGGTGCATTGGTTTACGTTTATTTCAGCGTATCAGGAAATCGGGGAATGTACATTTTCTCAGGTTGTCAGCATTCGCAGTAAGAAAGCGAAGGGTAAAAAGCTGGATAAAGCGGAGCAAGAATTTTACAAGCAGAACCGCAATTTGATTGATTTTAAGAAGCAGTATTCCGCGCAGGACGAGGACATTATCAGCAAGTGGGTATAAAAAACCGCCCTCTTATGAGGGCGGCGGAGTTATGCAAGAACGTAATTTGAAATCATCCTTCCGATTTCGGCAATATCAACGTTGCCTTTGAACTCAAATGTTGCCGTAAAACCGCTGGAAAACATTAAAAACAGTTCAGCGTCAGGGACCATTTCCATAATGCCGGGGGTCTGAATTGCAAAGAACTGGACTTTTGAATATGGCAAAGAAGAAAATGATTTCTTTGTGCCGGTAATGCCTTGAACATCAATGGAAATGATGCGCTTGTTTGTAAAAACAAGCTGGTCCCGAATGGTTTTAAAGGCGCACACAATTTCTTCGCCGGATACGAGAAGCCCCGTAACTTCTGAACGAACGGCAGAAACATCAATCGGTTTTAAGTTCCAAACAGAGTTCTTGTTAAAGTTTATCATGATACACCCTCCCAAATTT